GCTGAAGCAGCACGAGCCCTCGGCGTAAGCAATGAAGCTGTCTACGCAGCCGTCAAAGAAGGCCGTCTCTCAACAGTTGTGGCTGCAGATGGTCGCATCAAAGTGAACAGTGAAACCATGCGGGCCGAGTGGTCTCGCAATACCCAGCGCCGCATTGGCGTCGGCCCCAAGCCCGCCGGCCCTGGCACGTCCTCCGCTCCCCTGCGCTCACGCGAAGACCGCATGCGCTCCCCCGATTCCACCCCTCGCCTCAGCCGAACCCGCGAGTCCATCCCCGACTACGACGAAAGCCGCGCCCGCACCGAGCACCTAAAAGCCGAACTCCTCGAACTCGAGCGCCAACAAAAAGAGGGCCTCCTAGTCCCGGCCGCCGAAGTCGAATCCCGCTGGGTCGAAATCGTCACCCTGGCCCGCACCAAGATCCTCGGCATCCCCACCAAAGCCAAGCAACGCATCCCCGACCTAGACACCGACGCCATAGGTCTGTTGGAAGACATCGTTCGCGAAACCCTCGAAGACCTAAGTGGTCACGCAGCTAAGGAGGACGACCTGTGACAGCTCTGGCCCGCCTAGAACGCGCCGCCCTCACCGCCTTCAAACCCCCACGCAAGCTCTCCCTTAGCGAATGGGCCGACACATACGCCGTACTTAGCGCCGAATCAAGCGCAGAAGGCGGCCGTTGGCACACATTACCCTATCAAAAGGGAATTATGGACGCAATAAGCTCAAATAACGTCGAACAAGTAACTGTAATGAAATCTGCGCGTGTTGGCTACTCCAAAATCCTCAATCACGTCATTGCCTATCACATCCATCAAGACCCAGCACCGATCATGCTGGTTCAACCCACCATCGAGGACGCCCAGGGCTACTCCAAAGAGGAGATCGCCCCCATGCTCCGCGACACCCCCTGCTTAGCCGGCCTAGTCAGCGAGGCCAAGGCCAAGGACGGGGCTAACACCATCCTCCAAAAGCAGTTCCCCGGTGGGACGCTCAGCCTCGTCGGCGCCAACTCTCCCCGCGGCTTCAGACGTGTGAGCCGACGCATCGTGCTCTTCGACGAGATCGACGGCTACCCCAGCTCAGCCGGCGCCGAGGGCGACCAAATCAAGCTCGGCATCCGCCGCACCGAGTACTACTGGAACCGCAAGATCGTCGCCGGCTCCACCCCCACCGTCAAAGACTTCAGCCGAGTGGAACGCATGTTCCAGCAGACGGACCAGCGCCGCTACTTCGTGCCCTGTCCCCACTGCACCCACATGCAGTACCTCCGCTGGCCTAATTTCGCGTGGACGGACAGCGATCCCGCAACCGTCGCCTACAAGTGTGAGAACTGCGCGGAACTTATCCCCCACTCCAAAAAGCGCTGGATGGTCGAGCGCGGTGAGTGGCGCCCCACGGCCCCAGGCAACGGTCGCCACGTCGGCTTCCACATCTGGGCTGCCTACAGCTACTCCCCCAACGCCAGCTGGCCCCAGCTCGTCGAAGAGTTCCTCGACGCCAAGCACGACGCCGAAGCCCTAAAGACCTTTGTGAACACGGTGCTCGGTGAGACGTGGGAGGACGAGTACGCCTCGAAGATCGGTGCTGACGCTCTGCTGGAACGCGCCGCCAAGGAGACCTACGCCCACACCATCGCACCACCCGAAGTCCTGGCGCTCACCATCGGCTGCGACGTCCAAGACGATCGCCTAAGTCTGAGCGTCTGGGGTTGGGGCCGCGAAGAAGAGGGTTGGCTTATCGACCGCATCAAGCTCTACGGCAGCCCATCCCGCCCCGAAGTCTGGAAACAACTCGACGAAGTCCTAGCCAAGCCCTACACCAACGAGGCCGACGAGCCGCTCAAGGTGCTCTGCTGCGCAATCGACTCCGGCGGCCACCACACCCAGGAGGTCTACGCCTACTCCCGCGACCGCCACGCCATCGGCGTCATCGCCATCAAAGGCGTAGGCCAGAAAGGCAAACCCGTCTTAGGCAAACCCACCAAGGTCGACGTGAACTACAAAGGCAAAGCCCTAAAGAAGGGGGCACAGCTCTTTACCGTCGGCGTTGACGGCATCAAGTCCCTGCTCTTCGGCCGCCTTAAGCACAACGAGCCCGGCCCTGGTTACCTGCACTTCTACCCCACGATCGGCGCCGACTACTTCCAAGAACTCACAGCCGAGAAGCAGATCCTCCGCTTTAGGAACGGCTTCCCCGAGCGGGTGTGGGTAAAGAAAAGCCAAGCACCCAACGAAGCCCTTGACGAACTGAACTACGCATACGCCGCTCTGCATCGTCTCTACCAGCGATACGACAGACGTTCCATCTGGGATCAGCTGGAACGCCATAAGGAGCCTAAGCAGGTGCCCCAGCTAAGATCCAACAAGCAAAACCCGCCTAAACGGGCCAATTTCGTGCAGAGCTGGTAAGCCGTGAACATCCCATCCACCATCAGAGCCGGCGACACCATCCAGTGGAGGGACGACGCGACTACCGACAACCTCGGCGATCCCATCGACAGCTCCACCTGGACCCTCACCTACTGGCTGCGCACCAACACAGCCGCTGAGGCCGCCAGCGTTGTAGGCACCGCTTACGGCACCGGCTGGGCCTTCACCATCCCTGCCGTCACCTCCGCTGCCTTCGACGCCGGCACCTGGTACTGGCAGGCGATCGCCAGCAAGACCGGCGCTGTCGTCACCATCGGCTCCGGCTCCGCCACCGTCAGCCCCTCCCTCTCCTATACGGGCACCGCAACCGCCTACGACGGCCGCACCCAAGCCCAAAAAGACCTAGAGGCTGTCCAACTCGCCATCCGCACCCTGCTCAGCGGCGGCAGCGTCAAGGAATACCGGATCGGCCAACGCAGCATCAAGCGCTACGACTTAGCCGAGCTAATCCAGCTCGAAGGCCGTCTTAAGGCCGAAGTCAAGCGCGAACAAGCCGCCGAGCTCAGCGCCAACGGCTTAGGCAATCCCCGCAACATGTTCGTGAGGTTCGGCTGATGGCTAAGAAGCGCAAGCGGCAACGCACCCAAACCCCGACGCCACTGAGCCCCGCCGCAGTCGTACCGGCCCCGCAAGCTCAGCCGCGTAGGCAGCGCCAATACCAAGGCGCCCTTATCTCGCGCCTTACGGCCGACTGGCTCGCCTCTCAGACGAGCGCCGACGCCGAAATCCGCACCAGCCTGCGCAAACTGCGCGACCGCTCCCGCGAGCTGGTCCGCAACAACCCCTACGCCAAGCAGGCCAAGCGCACCACCCAGATCAACGTCATCGGCACGGGCATCAAGCTCCAAAGCCAAGTCCTCCAGCTCCGCGGCAACAAACGCGACGACCGCATCAACCGCATCATCGAGGCCAAGTGGGAAGCCTGGACCCGCGCCACCAACTGCGACGTCGCTGGCCGCTACAGCTTCCACCAGATCGAGTGGATCGTCGCCGGCGCCCTCCCCGAATCCGGCGAAGCCCTAATTCGCCTGGTGCGTCGGCCCTTCGGCAAGTCCAAGATCCCACTCGCCCTTCAGGTCCTTGAAAGCGACTTGATCGACGAGGAGTACAACGGCGCCACTCTCAACCCCGCTAACGAGTGGCGTAACGGCGTCGAGGTCAACGAGTGGGGCCGCCCCGTCCGCTATGCCATCCTCACCCGCCACCCAGGCGACTACTGGTTCCAAGCCGCCCCGCAGCGCAACGAAAAACACGTCTTCCTAAGTGCTGACGAGGTCATCCACCTCTACTTGCCGGACCGGCCCTTCCAGAACCGTGGTGTGCCCTGGTACCACCCCGTGATGCTCGACGCCCACCAGCTGCAGGGCTACGAAGAGGCCGCCGTCATCCGGGCCCGCGCCGGCGCCTCCTTGATGGGCTTCATCACCAACAACGAAGGCGAACTAACCCCCGACGACATCGAAAACAACCAACGCATAAGTCAGTTTGAACCTGGTACGTTCAAGTACTTAGCTCCTGGTGAGGGCGTTACGGTGCCATCAATTGATGCGCCGGACCAGCAGTTCGAGATGTTTGTCCGCAACAAGATCCGCCGCTTCGCCTCAGGCTTCGGCTGCTCCTACGAAACCCTCAGCCGCGACTTCAGCGAGACCAACTACTCCTCCTCTCGCCTGAGTCTCTTGGAGGACAGGGAGCACTGGCGCGTAATTCAGAACTACCTAATCGAGAACCTACATATGCGTGTCTTCCGCGAATGGCTAAGCCTCGCCGTCCTAAGTGGGGAGCTACCGCTTACTGACTACGAGCTGCGTCCTGAGCGGTACGACACACCTAGGTGGATGCCGCGTGGCTGGAGCTGGGTCGATCCACTCAAGGAAGTCAAGGCCTACCGCGAAGCCGAGCAGGCCGGCTACATGACCAAGTCCCAGATCATCGCCCAGTCCGGTGGAGACTTCGACGACAACCTCGCTGAGATCGCCCGCGAAACCGCCTTAGCTACCGACCTAGGCGTCACCCTCGACCGCGACATCATTCACGCCACCCCTAAGCAAGGCGATCTCTTCGCCGCCTCACCTGATGCGTCCTTAGGTGACACCTCACCTGGCCCCGTAAGCCCCTGAGTTTCCACGCTGCTCTACTGCCTGACCTTCTTATGGACACCGTGCCTACGCAGTCGATGCGCGAGGAAGCGCAGCGATACCGCGACTGGAAAGCCAAGGGCCACAAGGGCGGAACTGGCGTCGCCGCTCGCCGGGCCTCCCAAATCCTCAGCGGCAACCCCCTTAGTAGCGACACCGTCCGCACGATGAGCGCGTGGTTCGCACGACATGAGGTTGACAAGCGTGCCGAGGGCTTCCGCCCGGGCGAAGCTGGCTACCCCTCACCGGGGCGCGTCGCCTGGGCTGCATGGGGTGGAGACCCAGGAAAGACCTGGAGCGACGCCTTAGTAAGTCGGATGGATCAAGATGAACGCAGCACCCCCGACACCGCAATGCCCGATGTAAGCGAAGCCGTAGCGGAACGCGAACTCGACCCCACACTCAGCGCTGTTCAAGCTGCCCTCTACGAGGCCCTCGAGGACGTCACCGAAGACCTCGGCAGCTTCGATCAGGGCTCCGGCGCTCACGGTGCGCACTACATGGCCGAGAGCCCCTTCGCCGACAAGGGCCTCGTCTGCGCCAACTGCGCCTTCTACGCCGGGCCCCGCGCATGCGAAATCGTCGAAGGCGACATCGATCCGGCCGGCGTCTGCAAGTTCTGGATCATCCCCGAGCGCCTAATTAGCGAGGCTCCCGAGACCGAATCCGGCCGGCCGTACCCCAACGAGCACGCCGCTCGCCTGCGCGACCCCTCGGCCTACGACCGCTTCCGTCGCCGCAACAACGCTGCCGGCCGCGGCATCGACTTCATCTTCGGCATCAAGTCCGGCGAATCCGGCGCCGACCTCCAAGCCATCCGCTTCAAGCTCGACCGCTTCACCGCTAAGCAGGCGAGGGAATGGCTAAGTAGTCACAACTATGAGCCGATCCAATTTGAGGAGGCCACGAACGCCAAGCAGCTAAGCGACGACACTGCCGAGCGAGCTAAGGCCGACGAGCTCAAGAATGGTGACTTCGTGCGCTGGCAGAGCTCCGGCGGCACAGCTCAGGGCCGCATCGAACACGTCATGCGCCAGGGCACCCTTGGCGTACCCGACTCCGAGTTCAGCATCAACGCCACCGAGGAAGACCCCGCCGCCCTCATCCGCATCTACCGCCAAGGCACCGACGGCTGGAACGCCACCGAGACTCTGGTAGGCCACCGCTTCTCTACGCTAAGCAAAATTGCCCCCCTTAGGAATATGGATCCCCTTGATCGCAGCTCTGCTGAGCGGCTTACCCGTACGGAAGCCACAATCTTCCGCTCCCTAGCCGCTACCTCAGCTGACGCCGAAAACCGCAGCTTCGAGTTCCCCTTCAGTTCCGAGTTCCCAGTAGCTCGCTACTTCGGAAACGAAGTACTTAGCCACGAAGCCGACGCAGCAGACCTGGCTCGCCTTAACGACGGCGCCCCTCTGCTGTTCAACCACAATCCCGACAAAGTCGTGGGTGTGGTGGAGCGGGCCTGGATCGACTCCAAGGACAAGCGCGGTTACGCCAAAGTCCGCTTCTCCCGCAACGCCTTCGCCCAGGAAGTACTAAGCGACGTGCGTGATGGCATCCTGCGCGGCATCAGCTTCGGCTACGCCATCGACAAGATGGAGGAGCGTGGCGGTGACTACGTCGCCACAAAATGGCAACCGCACGAAATCAGCGTCGTCTCTATCCCAGCTGACCCGGGCGTAGGAATCGGGCGCTCTCTACTTACGACCGATCAGTGCTTACAACCCTCCAGCCCTAAGATCGAGAACGAAGCGCCTGCTAAGCAGGAGATCCGCCAAGCGGCCACAACCGCATCTACCCCCATTCCCGAAATGGAAACCACCCCTGATCTGGAGGTGATCCGGTCCCAGGCCGCTGAGGCCGAGCGGACCCGGATTGCCGCCATCACCGCCCTCGGTGCTAAGCACCAGCTGCAAGACCTGGCCCGTGAGCTCATCGACGGAGGTCGCTCCATCGACGAAGCTCGCGCTGCTGTCCTCGACAAACTCGGCTCGACCCCCGTGGAAACTCCCATCCGCTCCACCGACCTGACCACCAACGACGTGGGCCTGTCGGACAAAGAAACCAAGCGCTTCAGCTTCGTCCGCGCTCTCAACTACCTGGCCAACCCGGCCGACGCTTCGGCTCGCCGCGCCGCCGAGTTCGAAATCGAAGTCGGTCGCGCTGCCGCCGCCAAGTACGAGCGCTCCTCCAACGGCATCGTGGTGCCCAACGAGGTGCTGCGTCGCGACCTGACCGCCGGCCTCCCCTCCGCCGGTGGCAACCTGGTGGCCGACGAGCTGCTCAGCGGCTCCTTCATCGACCTGCTCCGCAACCGCCTCGCCCTGGCCAACGCCGGCGTGACCATGCTGAGCGGCCTGCAGGGCAACATCAGCATCCCCCGTCAGAGCTCCGCTTCCACCGCCTACTGGGTCGGCGAGAACGTGGCTCCCACCGAATCGCAACAGGCGATTGACCAAGTCAACATGACGCCCAAGACCGTGGGCGCCTTCGTCGACTACAGCCGCCGCCTGCTGCTCCAGGCCTCGATCGACGTGGAAGCGATGGTCCGTAACGACCTGACCCGCGTGATCGCCCTCGAGCTGGACCGCGCCGGCATCTACGGCACCGGTTCCTCCAACCAGCCCCTCGGCCTGGTGAACACCACCGGTATCGGCAGCCAGACCATCTCCACCTACGGCACCTTCGACGAGTACATCGGCATGGAGACCGATGTGGCGACGGCCAACGCCGACGCTGGCTCGATGCGCTACATCATCAACGCCGCCGCCCGCGGCGCCCTGAAGTCCACCGCCAAGTCCGCCTCGGCTGTGGCTGCTGGCTTCGTGTTCGAGAACGGCGAGATCAATGGCTACCCCGCCATCGTCTCCAACCAGCTGCAGAACAACGACGCCCTGTTCGGCGACTTCTCCATGATGATCATGGGCATGTGGAGCGGCCTCGACCTCACCGTCGACCCCTATGCCGGCGCCACCGCAGGCACCGTCCGCATCATCGCTCTGCAAGACGTCGACTTCGCCGTCAAGCAGCCCGGCGCCTTCTGCTACGGCACCTGAGCTTCATAAGTCACCTGCATCTAGATCATGTACATCACACTCCTTAGGCAGGTGATGGTTGCGGGGGAGTCGGTCTCGGCCGGCTCCACCCTCGATCTAAGCGACGCGGTCGCCACGCTGCTAATTGGCATGGGGAAAGCTGTTGAAGCTGGGCCTCCTGCCCCGTCCGCTCCTCCGGCTAAGCCTGCTGAGGACACCACACCCAAGGCCCCCCGGGCCAAAACCGCCAAGCCCTCCACTCCCTCTGAGGACTGATCCATGTCCATCCTGTCCACCGGCCTGGAGAAGCTCCAGCACTTCGCCCTGGCCCCCACCGCTGTCCGCACCAGCAACCTCGACGGCACCGCCGTTGACCTGAACGACTACGAGGGCGACGTGGTCGTCATCCTCGACGTCGCCAACGGCGGCACCTCCACCCTCGACGTCAAGATCCAGAGCTCCGACACCTCCGGCGGCTCCTACAGCGACGTGACCACCGCCTTCTACCGCGGCGGCTCCGAGGTTGCCTCCTCCGCTGTGGCCTTCTCCCAGGTCAGCACCACTGCCTCCAAGCAGTACCTGGTGTTCCCCAAAGGCGCCGCCAAGCGCTGGATCAAGGCCGTCAGCACCACCTCCTCCTCTTCGCACACCTACAGCATCAACGCTGTCGGCACCAAGAAGTACGCCTAAGCTTTAGGCGGGTTCTGCGAAGGAAGCCCTAGGCCACCCGGCTTAGGGCTTTTTCATTGCCCCCGCTCCACTGACCATCACGCCCCTAAGAGCCATGCCACTAAGCGAGGACCTCAGCGTGTTTTTCGGTGACTTTGCTGTCACCTGCACGTCCGGCGCCATCACCGGCCTGGGCATCCTGGATATGCCCACCGAAATCGTTGCCGACGGCGTCGTTCTCACCACCGACTACCGCCTCACCTGCCTAGCCAGCGACTTCGGCTCCCTCACCTACAGCGCATCCATCACCGTTGGCGGCACCGCCTACACCGTCCGCGAAACAACCCTCGTCGACGACGGCAAATTTTGCGTACTCATGCTAAGCAAGGCATAACCCCTTAGGCCTGGCCCGTGGATCAACGAACCCGCGACAACTGGGAAAAGATCCGCCTCGGCCTAGAGGCTGCAGGCAAAACAGACTGCCACCTCTACCGCCGCGCCATCGCCATCCACCACGGAACCATCGATCCAGGCCCCTTCGCCCCGCTACCACCAAGCCCACCTAACCACGCAACCTAGACTCGTCTTACCACCGCCCTAGTCCCATGGCCATCTACGGCCTAAGCACCGACTTCAGTCGGAACGTCTACACTTTCGACACTTTTACAGCTCCAGGAACTTCCGCGACTGCCGAAGTAAGAGGCTCGAACCTTACGTTCATCAGTACAGTCACTGGTGGAAACGTCACATGGGAAATCCAGGGTTCTATCGATGGCACAACTTGGGCATCCCTAGACGCAGCCAAAACAAAAGCTGCTGGTACGCACGCTGACTTTTACACAGGCTATGTAGTGCGATACGTGAGAGTTGTAGCCACCACTGTAATGAATGGCAACACACTCAGCGTTATGATGGCCGCGGCCTAAGCCACAAAACTTATGACACGTCGCGAAGCAATCTTGGCGGCGGTTCGCACCGCTCTCACTGGCACCACAGGCGTTGGTACGCGGATCTACCGCAACCGCGCAGAGCCAATGGCGAAGGCGGAGTCCCCTGCCATCGTTGTCGAACCGGTAACCGACATCCCGGACCAGAACACCAGTCTGCCCACCCTCGACTGGACTCTGCGCATTCGCGTCGTCGTCATCAGCCGCAGCCTCATCGCCGACCAAGCAGCCGATCCAACCATCGAGTCCCTACACGCCAAACTCATGGCCGACTTGACGCTCGGCGGCCTCGCCATAGATGTGCAGCCAGCTCAAGTATCATTTGAGTTCGTAGAGGCCGATACCCCTGCTGCCGTCATCTCTTGTGAGTTCGACATCAGGTACCGCACCTCCGTAAGTTCCCTCGCCTAGGCCCTGAGCCGGCTCACCCCCGACACCCATGAGCAAGACCTCCGCTGCCCCCGCTCCTGAGCCCACCCCGGAGGCCGACACCTCCCTGGACGGACTCACCTTCACCGTTGCCGCCTCCCCCGATACCCAAGCCTCACAATCCGGGGACCTTAGTGTTGAGGTTGACGATGACGGCACTCGCGCAGGAACTTTCCTGATCGATCCAGAGAAGGGCACATCTACCTGGATCTGGCCCTGAGCTTCGCCGCTCTTTCACCCACCCCTAAGAGGTAAGGTAAATGCCCCAACTTCTCCGCAAACGTCTCATCCTCGTCAAGCTTGAGACGACTTACGGCACCGATCCCACCCCCTCCGGGAGCGACGCCGTGCTGGTCCGTGACCTCAACATCGTCCCCCAGCAGAGCGACGTGGTGAGCCGCGACCTGGTGCGCCCTTACCTCGGTGCATCTGAGCAGCTGCTCGCCAACACCCGGGTGCAGTGCACCTTCAGCGTTGAGCTCGCCGGTGGTGGTACTCCCCTCGGTACCCCGCCCGCCTTCGGCTCCGCCCTCAAGGCCTGCGCCATGACCGAAACGGTTGTGGCCTCGACGAGCGTCACCTACAAACCGAACAGCAGCAGCGCCCCCAGCAGCGTCACCATCTACTACGCAGTGGATGGCGTCCTGCACAAAGTCACCGGTGCTCGTGGCACCTGGACGCTGAACGGCACCGTGGGTCAGATCCCCACGATTGACTTCACCTTCACCGGCATCTACAACGCCGTCATCGCTGACGCCTCCCCCGCCACCCCCACCTACGCTCAGCAGACCCCAGTCATCTTCAAGAACGGCAGCACCAGCGGCTTCCAGCTGCTCTCCTATGCCGCCGCTCTGCAGACCGTCTCCCTGGACCTGGGCAACACCACGGTCTACCGCGAGCTCGTCGGTGGAACCAAGGAAGTCCTGATCACGGATCGCCGCACCAGTGGTTCGATCACGGTCGAGGCTCCATCCCTCGCCAGCAAGGACTACTTCGCAGCTGCTCTTGTCGAGTCCCTCGGCAACCTCACCTGGCAACACGGCACCACGGCCGGCAACATCGTCACCTTCAGCTCGACCAAGATCGACATCGGTGACGTCTCCTACGCCGACCAGGATGGCATCGCCATGCTGACCATGCCGTACACCGCCGTCCCCAACGACGCCTCCAGCGGCGAGTTCACCCTCGCCTTCACCTAAGCCGCGCCACGCAGCCAAGCAACTTAGCTGCCACGCAACTTAGCTGCCACGCAACTTGACCGCCACGCCCCTTAGGCTGCCTCGCCAACCTAGGGGCGTTTTTCGCGTGGTAAGCCTATGCTTAACTTGTAGTGCAACCTCCCACGCAACTTATGGCGTTCGTCCGCAAGAAGGTCAAGACGTTCAAGTGGCCCGTGAATGTCGAGGAGCCGGCTGACGGAGGCGTATTCGAGACAACCAGTTTCGATGCCACATTCAAGCGGATTGGCCGTGCCGAGTTTGCCAAGCTTGGCAGCAAGAGCGACCTAGAACTCCTCCAGGCCGTGCTCGTCGGCTGGGAAGGGATCGACGACGAGGCAGGCAAGGCCATCCCCTTCTCGGCTGATGCGATCAAAGAGTTTGCCGACGACCCCTACTGGATCCGCGGTGTCCTCAAGGCCTACACCGACACCTTCGATGGGGCCAAGGTGGGAAACTGAAGGATGCCGCGGCCTACTGGGCACGCGGCAGTAAGCAAGTCGAGGACAAGACCGACGAGGACGCTAAAGCCTTCGGGATCATCCTCGCTAAGCCGGCCACGTCCGAAGAGGACGACAAGTTCGTCGTCTGGGACGAGAACTGGGACATTGTCATGATGTTCCTAAGGATGCAGACCCAGTGGACCGTCTCAATGGCGGGCTACGTGGGTCTGCGCTATGACGTGCTCCTAAACCCAGGCGGCCTCTTCGACTTATACTGCGTGGAAGACCGTCGCGAGATGCTTGAGGGCCTTCAGGTCATGGAGTCCGCGGCCCTAAGCACTTTCGCTAAGCAGGAGGCTTGACAGCATGGCCAAGCAGGTAAGCGAGCTCTTCATCAAGCTTGGCATCCAGGGCGAGCAGGAACTAAGCGCGTTAAGGAGCTCGTTCAACGAGTTAAGTAAGGTAACGAAGCTAAGTGAAACGGACCTCAACAGTATCCGCACCCGCTTAGTTGAGTTTGGGCGTGAAGCTGGCAATACAGAGCGTGTAAACCGTGGTCTTACCGACGCCTTCCGCGGCTTGCTAAGCGAGGCGTCCCGAGGCTCCGCCATCTGGCAGCAACTGAACAGCGACTTATCCAAGCTGCGCCAAGAGGCTAGACTAACCGACACAGAATTAAACTCTCTACGTGATATTGTAGTCAAGGAGTCAAGTGCTCACAAGCAGTCTTCCGCCTCCATTAAAGAGCACATAAAGTCTCTCCAGGATCTTAAAAATCAAGCGTCATTAAACGGTAAGCTATACCAGCAGCTCGATGCAGACATTGAAAAGCTCAATTCTACCTTAGCTCAAAGTACTGCTGGCAACAGAGAGCATTACAAGTCTCTAACTACGATCTTAGCTGTAAAGCCTGAAAAAGTATTAAAAGCTTGGCAAGATTATAAGCGCATCCTTGATGAAGGTACCGCTTCATCCGAAAAATTAGCTGTAGCCCAGACCCGCCTAAGGCAACTATCAGGTGCTCCTCGGATTTTAGAGCGCCAGAAAATCGCTCAATCTGCAGAAATCATAGGAGACCCGGAGTACTTTAAGCGCTTTGGCTTTGCAGGAAGGTCTCTCCCTGAACTGCCCAACACCAATGCAGCCTACGCTCAACAGGTCAAAGAACTTCAGCAAGATCTAGCAAACCTGGATCGTACCAGTGTTGCGTACCTTCAGACGCTCATGCAGCTAGCGGACGTACAGCGCCAAGCTACTGAAGTAACTCAAGGCTACGCACAGGCACTTCTGCTGGGGCTCAACACAGGCGCTGCTGCGCGTAGTGCCCGCAACCTGCAGGAGGTAATCGCCGCTCTGCGAGCGGAAATGCAGCAGCTGGATGTAGCCACATCGGAAGGAGCAGCTGCGTATGCCACGAATGCCAACCAGGTTCGGACCCTGGAGCGAGAGCTCAACCAACTAGCCAACAGTTACAGACACGTAGGAGACGCCGCTGCACAGGCCACAACAGCGGTCTCGGCTGCCTCTACTGGGTTTACTTCTCGCACCGACCCACTCACAGGGGGTGTAAACCCAAAATACGTTGCCGAGCAGCAACGTATATTTGAAGACCTGGTTGCCCAGGCTGAGCAGGGCATTGCCGGCGCCCTGGACGCAGCTATCGCAGCAAAAACAAAACTGTATGAATACCAGGCAGCCAAAGAAGCAGCCGTAAATGAAGAAGCAAATGCTGCCGCAGCAGAGCTAATTTCCCTACAAGAAAAGCAACTTGATTTAGAGGTAAAGTTAGTTGAACAGGAGTATCGTAGACTTAACATACTAGAACAACAAGCCGCCGCGGCTAAAAACGCGCTGGGCTTTAAGGCACAGCAGCAGCTCTCCCCATTCTATGAATCTATTGTTGATCTATCAACGGCATCTGTCCGCGAACAGCAGTCCCGCATGGGGCGCTCTTCTGTAGAAGCATTTAACGACATTGTTACTGCATTTACTGCTGGAGGAAGACCCACAGACCTTAAGGAAAAGAGCACGTACATAGGTGAGTCAGTAGCAGCAGGTATCACAAAAGGCGCGACTGACCAGGGGGCATTGGCTGATAGTGCCAAGACCTTTGCAGACCGCTTAATTGCCGCCTTCAAGAAAGCTTTAAGGATTCAAAGCCCTTCAGGTGAGTCTCGTGACAAAGTAGGCATACCAATCGGCCAGGGCATTGGCGAAGGCATAATTCAGGGCATCCAATCATTCAAGCAACAGATTCAATCGACCATCCGTGATGTACTAGCTACTCCTGGGAGAGCCCCCCTATACACAGGTCAGCTAGGCCAGCCAACTCAAATGGCCGATAAGCTGCAAAATCTTATCGCACGCACAAGTTCGCGTACCTCTACTTATCTGCCTTATGCACGCCTACTAGGAGAAAACGTTCTAGGTTCGCCGGCGTTAGAGGAAGCGTTTGTACGCAGGCTGTACGAGCAGGGAGGCGTTGTTCCGCCTGCTTTCCTGCCCGCCAGCGCTCGCCGACCTCTGCGTGGTACATCCGGCATTCCAGGCGGAAACCTAGAGAGCTTCCTAAAGCTCAGCGCAATCCAGGCCGTCTCTCGTTCTGGCGCCTTTACAGGCCCATTAGCACCGCCAGCTACAGCCCCTGGTGCAGTCAGTTCCTTGTACTCATCTCTGTTTGCCGCACGCGGGGGTACACAGGTAGGAACTGGTGCGTTCCCGCTATTTAGCCCTGTCTCTACTGTTCCCCTAGCTCAACTGCGCACCACACTTCAGCAGCTCGGCGGACGCAGCTATAGCCTGGGAAGCACCCCAGGTGGTTCGGCTGCAGACACGCTCAGTCGCCTTGTAAACGCAGCGAGCTCCCTTAGCAAACTTGCTACAGAAGCAGCTCCTGGTCTTGGTCGTCTTGACACAGTAATCAGCAACGTTAGGCGTGAGCTGAGGGCTTTAAACGCAGAACCTACAGCTTATAAGTTTCCACTGTCCTCTATGCTGCTGCCCGGCGGCATTACAGTAAACACAGAAAGATACCGTAGAGCGTCTACACAACTTAGTTCCTATGGAGGATCACTACTCGGTTTTGGCAGTATGTATTCCGACCCACGCGGGGGTACAGGTAGGTATCGTTTTCCCTTAGAAGGTATGATGGGCCCTTCGTCGCCTATTGGCGGAGGCTCAGGTGGTTATAAGTTCCCCTTAGATGGCATGCTGGGCCCTTCTGGATCTCCTAAGGGCATGGCAGCGTTGAATGCCACCCTCAAGGAGTTTGGTCCACTAAGTCAAGCCAGTACAGCACGTATCCGTGCTCTGGCCAGTGTGCTTGGAACGCTACAAGAGGAACTATCTCCTTTAGATGCTTCCTATGAAAAAGTTAATCGTGCTATTGAAAAGCAAAATGTCCTTATTGAACGGGAAACCACTAGGCGTGAGCGCCGCCGAAATCGTCTTACCCTTGGTCAAGGCGTCCAAGCAGCTGGCGCGGTCATATCCGGCGGTATTTTTGGTGGGCCGGAAGGCTTTGCAGGCGGCCTGCTGGGTGCTGGTATAGGCAGCATCGTTCCTGGGCTTGGCACCGTCGGGGGAGCGTTTGCCGGCTCTGCTATCGGCGGTCAACTAGGTATGTTCAGACAGCAGCTAAGTGCTGCGACAGAACTAAGTTCAGAATTAACGCGACAACGTACAGCATTGCAAGGCGTTGTATATAGCTACTCCGACTACCTAAGTGCTGTACAAGCGACAGAAGCACTTTCAAGACGCTTTAACATACCACTTACTGATACAACTACTCAGTTTACCCGCCTATCTGCTGCTGTACTCGGATCAGGTCGTTCTATCAAGGACTCCGAGTTTGCTCTAAAGGCTGTAACCCAGGCTATCAAGGGCACGGGCGGCGGCGCTGAGCAGGTTCAGGGAACGCTTCTCGCCCTTACGCAGGTGTTCTCAAAAGGTAAGGTAAGTGCTGAAGAACTAAACCAGATCGCCGAACGGCTGCCTGGTACGTTTACGACGTTTGCCCAGGCTGCCGGAAAGTCAGGTCCGGAGCTTCAAAAAGCTTTACAGGACGGCAAGGTTACTATAGACGACTTAATGAAGTTCCTAGAGCTTCTTAGTAAAAAGTACGCTAAGACTGCCGATGACATTGCAAAGTCATCTCAGGATGCTGGAGCACGGTTTACGAAAGCTTTTCAAGATTTACAGCTAACTGCTGGTAGCGCACTTCAAGGCATTGGGTCTGATTTTCAAGATTTTGGAACTCGTGTTGTTGCTAGCCTAGATCGCATAATACGCAAAATGATTGAACTCGGGCTAATTAAACCTGGTGCTCAGTATTACGTAGCGGAAATAGAGGCTAAGCGTATGTCAACTAGCCAGCTAGAGCAGCGCGTTCTAGAAGCAGCTGCCCGGGCAGAAGAGGAACGTTCTTCACCCTTGTACCGTCTTTTTGGCATAGGAGGTCAAGCAGGGCGACTGAACCCTGTATATAACGCGCTGGGCTTACAAAACATTCTAAGTCCAAGCAGTCAAGAAGCTGATGTACTTGAGCAGGCACTTAAGCGTATTCGTCAGGCGGAAGCCTTAGCCAACAAACCAGGCGGCCCTCCACCGCTCCCTGGCACGAATGGTGAAACCCCAGAGCAAAAACGCCTACGCGAGCAACGCGAAAGAGACGCACAGGTAGCTGCCGAACAAGCACAGCGGCGCAATGAGGAAATCGCTAAGCAGCAGATCCGCCTAGCTGACAACGTCTTCAAGCACCAGATGGAGCTAGAAGAGCGTCGCTACCAGCGCCGCAAAGAGCTGGCTGACTTAAATGCACAGAATGAGCTCCGGCTTCTTTTTGGTACTGAGCGAGAACGCGCTGCAGCTGATCTGCGCTATAGACAGAGCGTAGAACAGTTTGACCGCCAGATTGCGGATGCCAGGCGCGAGGTGGCACGGCAAGGGCAGGCTCTCCGCTCCGCTCAGCAGATGGCAGCGGTTACAGCAGGAGGTGCTGGGACAGCAGCAGGGACATTACTACAGCAAGGTACAGGATTTACGCCACAACAGCTAACGGCAGCCACTTCAGCCGCGGCCAAATTTACAGGTGTCGCCAATATGTGTGCAGAGTCCGTAAAGGCTTTTTACGCTTCCTTAGGCATTTCACTGCCTGGTGTAACTGCGTGGGCGGATACCGTGCAGAAAGCTGGAACAGTTATGCGTGATTGGAGCAAACTAATGCCTGGCGATATTGTCGCCACAGGCAGGCCTGGAGATACACCTCATGTCGGCGTGTACACAGGTGGTTCCAACGTATTCCATCAGTCTAGAAGTCGTGGGCTGCGGGCAGGTAACTTCCCTGATCTAAATTACTTCCGCGGAGGTTATTTCGTCAGGCCGGCCGCAGCAGGTAGACAACGCGCTGCCGTTGCTGCTCAACAAAATCGTGCCATTGCAGATGTGGGCGATATTGATATGGCACAGCTGGGTCTACAGCAGGCTCAGCGCACTCTTGCAGACCTACTGGCGGAACGCCCCGGCTTCCAGAAAGCGGCTGAGACAACCCGCGTGCTCGACTACAGCGAAGCTATAAAGCAGCAAAATGTTGAACTAGATAAAGAACTTCGTCTACTTAGACAGCGCGTAGACTTGCAAACCCAGGGCTACACGGAAGCCTATATCGAACTGCAGCTCAAAGTAAATGAAAATACACGTGAACAGGCAAAACTAGAAGCCGAACTTCTCAATGCTGAGCCCTCAAAACGGGACGCTATCACCGCCACACTAGAAGGTCTACGCGAGGAGCTACGCATACGCCGTGACATCTACGACCTACAAGAGCGCACAAAACAAGGCTTCGGCTTCCGCGAAGGAGCTAAGCAGTACGTCGAATCCTTAGGCTCCATGAAGGAGGCCACTTCACAGCTCACCCTCAACGGAATCAAAGGCCTCGAGGATGCCTTGATGGATCTGGCCACGACAGGTAGCGCCAACTTCGCCTCCTTCGCTGCCGAGGTGCTCAAACAGGGTGCTCGCATGATCCTGCAGCAGCTCGTCCTTAAGCCGCTAATACAGGGATTGGCCAATCTGTTCAACCCTGGGGCAGCCGCGGCTTCGAGCTTCTCTGCTTTCAGCCCTGCTGCGCTGAATTTTGGTCCTATGGGGCCTGGTATCTCTGCATTCTCGGCTAACGGCAATGTCTTCGCATCCAACGGCATCATCCCTTATGCCATGGGCGGCATCGTGAATACGCCGACCCTCTTCCGCTTCGCCAACGGAGGCGTACCCTCCACGGGCCTTATGGGCGAGGCTGGCCCGGAAGCGATCATCCCGCTCCGCCGTGGCAGCGACGGCAAGCTCGGCGTTGCCGGGGGCGGCTCAACCAGCATCACCATCAACGTCGACGCCAAGGGCAGCTCAGCCGAGGGCGATCCCGGCCGAGCCGCCGCCCTGGGTCGTGTCATCACCGCCGCCGTCCAAGCCGAGCTCGTCAAGCAGAAGCGCCCTGGCGGCCTGCTAAGTCGGTGAGCTGCCACGTAGTTAAGCTGTTATGGACTTGAGGTAAGTCGTGAGCACATTCACCTACGCGCCGTCCTATGACCCCGTGGAGGTGAGTAGGCCACGAGTGCGTACATTCAAGGCAGGTGACGGTTACGAACAGCGCATCCGCTTCGGCCTAAACACTGACCCCAAGGAATGGACCCTTGTCTTCAAGGAGCGCTCCATCGCCGAACGCGAAAACATCCTTAGTTTCTTCGAGGCTCGTGGCGGCTACGAGTCGTTCGACTGGACTCCCCCACGAGGCACCGCGGGCAAGTACGTCTGCGCAGAGTGGCAGATGACCATGACCTCCGCCAACTACAGCACAATCCAAGCAACCTTCCGTCAAGTCTTCGAACCTTGAGCCACCACACCCCTTAGCCACCACGCCCCTTAGCCGCGACGCAACTTATGGCTGTACCTACCTCAGAGCTCCAGAGCATCACCCCAAGCAGCATTATCGAACTTTATGTCCTGGAACTAAACGCCCTACAGCACGGCGCTGCCGCCACCTACCGCTTCCACGCCGGCACCAACCTGGTTAATAACGGCGACGTGGTCTGGGCAGGCAATACTTACCAGCGGTTTCCCATCGAAGCAGACGGCTTTGAGTACAACGGCCAAGGCACCCTGCCGCGCCCCAAAATCCGCTGTAGCAACATCTTCGGCACCATCACAGCCATCCTGCTGACCCTGCCCAGCGGCCTAGAAGGCGCCAAGGTGACGCGGATCCGCACCATGGCCCGCTACCTAGACGCCGTCAATTTCCCAGGCGGCACCAACCCTTACGGCACTCCAGACCCAACCGCTGAGTTCCCCCGCGAGATCTACTACATCGACCGCAAGTCCAGCGAAACCCGCGACCTCGTGGAATTCGAGCTGGCTTCAGCGTTTGATCTGGCTGGTGTCCGCGCCCCCAAGCGGCAGTGCATCAGCTCGATCTGCCAATGGCGGTACCGCTCGGCTGAGTGCAGCTACACCGGAACCAACTACTTCGACGCCAATGACTCACCCGTCGGTTCCGCCGGCCTAGACGTATGCGGAAAACGCATAAGTAGTTGCAAGGCCCGCTTTGGACAGACGGCTGAGCTGCCGTTCGGGTCCTATCCAGGTGTGGGGACGACGTACACATGAACTGGCGCGATCACGCTCTGGATCACGCCAAGGCAGAGGATCCACGCGAGGCCTGCGGTCTGCTGGTGGTGCTCAAGGGCCGCGAAGCCTACTGGCCCTGTCACAACCTGGCCAGTTCACCGGCTGACATGTTCGTCCTCGACCCTGCCGACTGGGCCGCGGCTGAAGATGCCGCCGAGGTCATCGGCATCATCCACAGCCACCCCTCCACTCCACCTACACCCAGCCAGGCCGACCTAGTGGCATGCGAGCGCAGTGGCCTGCCTTGGTACATCGTCAACCCCAAGACCGAGTCCTGGGACGAGTGCCGGCCCAGCGGCTACAAGGCCCCGCTCATCGGCCGCCAGTGGGTCTGGGCAGTGACCGACTGCTGGACCCTGGCCCGCGACTGGTACGCCGAACAAGGCATAAGCGTGCGTGACTGGGACCGCCCCCTAAGCCCCGAGGCGTTCCAACAGGATCCAATGTTCGACCGTTGCTGGGCCGACACCGGCTTCCGCGAACTAGACCCCGACGAAGACCTTGAGCCAGGCGACCTCCTCCTTATGTCCATCCAGAGCCCAGGCCTAAACCACTGCGCCGTCTACTTAGGTGACCAGCTTGTCCTCCACCACCTACAAGGCCGCTTGTCTAGTCGCGACTTACTGGGTGGCTGGCTCCTAAAGTGCACGGGGAGGCGTCTTCGACATGCTGCGCAAGATCAAGCTCTACGGCCAGCTAGCTAAGTTTGTTGGCAAGCGTGTCCTCGAAGCCGACGTCGCCACCGCTGCCGAAGCTGTCCGCTTCCTCGTCACCAACTGGCCAGAGCTGGAACGCCACATGGCCGACCAGTACTACCGCGTAAGTCTTGATACTTATGACCTAAGTGGTGATGAGTTGCATGACCCAGCCGGCGCATCGACTATTCGCATTGCGCCAGTTGTTGCTGGTGCTGGTTCCGTGGGCCGCATCCTTTTAGGTGTCGCACTTATTGCCCTGGCGTTTGTGCCGGGAATTGGAGCCGCAACATTAGCTATTGGCGCAGCAAAAATCGCCGTTGGCAGCACTCTGCTGGGCCTAGGCGCCACTCTTGTCCTCGGTGGCGTAGCTCAACTACTTACACCAGTCCCAAAGCTAGACGCCACCTCAGAGCAAGACCCGCGCCGTAGCTTCAGCTTCAGCGGAATCCAAAACACAAGCCGCCAAGGCACACCAGTCCCAATCATCTACGGTGAGACCTTGGTGGGCTCGATTGTTATCTCCGCCGCCCTCGACACCGTACAGGTAAGCGTATAAGCCATGACGATCACTCATTCCCTGGTTGTTGGCGCTGGTGGCGGTGGAGGCGGCAAAGGTGGCGGCGCCCAAGCCCGCACACCTCAAATCACCAAGGACAGCCTCGACAGCACCCAGTACGCCACCGTCCTTGACCT